TGATTATTGCCAATTCCCGAATTGGCAATAATCAAACTAATAGGTTTTTAGGAATACCGGAAATTGCTTCTCTTTGGGAAGAAGCTAAACAAGCAGATGCAGCAGGAGAAGACAACCATTTTATTAATCTTGGAAAGGAATATTTCTTAGATGTAAATAAGGCAGATGATTTTACTGTGTTGTTTCGTTTGTCTGATAGAGAAGAAGATAAACAAATTAAATTTGTTAACAACATAGAAAGTGGTGTATCCGGAGGAATAACAGAATTAGAAGACGCTATCACTACCACAATGGGTGTTGAAGGTCTTGCTGATACTAGGCGATTTGCTGCTTTAAATCAAAACATTCTTAAGGATTCAATTGATGAGCTAAGGAAAGCTAAGTTAAGAGAACAAGAACTAGACATGTTATCAGGATTCGGCACGTTTAGTGAAATCTTCGATGTAAATAAAACTCTAACTGATTCTTTACTCAATGATACTGGGATAGGGGGTTACTTGCCCTTTGCAGGGGGTTCTGGTGGATTAAGTGCAGAAGCCTTAGAAGACCAGCTAAAAGGCGTCACAGGCGTCAGGAACGAGGTTGTATACAACTGGCAAGAATGGTTTGATAATAGCATTAAGGAAAAATATCAAAACGATCTTGATTTAGGTTTTACATTAGACGAGGCTGAACAAAACATACAGATACAAAAAGAATTTGCGGAGTCTTATATAAATGATTATTTAAAACCTAGATTTGATGAATCACGTTCCATGAACGAGTTTGTAGAATATCTGGATGTCAGACAAGAAGAACAAAACCCCTTTCAAACAGAAAGTTTACTTACCGCATTACAGAATATAGGAAATGCAAGAGCACGTACTTTCTTAGATCAAATTAGATCACAGGCACAAGCTGCAGGAGGAAAAAGAGGCTTTGATTCTAATTTTTATTTTGATCCTACTGTAAGTGAAGGAAGTGAAGAGAACCAAAAATACATAACACAAAGAGATACAATCGCCTCCGATTGGGATCAAGCTAGAGACAACCCAGATGCTCGTATAGAAGGACTAGGCTATGATACTACCTGGAAAGCACAAGCTTATAGATATGGAGTAGATGTTAATAATAAAGACCAATTTGCCAAATTACACTATCAAGTCAAAGGCCAATTTGAAAAGTTTGATCCAGCAGAAGATATTGTAAATATAGATAAAGTTAAAAACCTTTTATATGACAACATATTACCTGCTTTAGAAACTCAAACTGAAAACACTAGAACTATTTTTGGTAATTTTGTTAGACCAGAAGAATTTGCTGATGACATGTTAGAAGGTTTAGATCCTAATCAACCTGAGACTTGGGATGAAGCTTTAAAAGAATTAGGTTTAGAAGATTTTAATGGAACTTTAGAAGATTTAAAAGAATATATTAGTAGTACTTTACGAACAGGATCAGCTGAAGAGATAAGAGCAAATATTAAGTTTTTAAATGAAAAGAGAAAAAAACCAGATCAGTATTTATTAGGTGTTGAATATATTGCGAGAGATGAGGATTACAACCCTGTTGAGAGGTTAAAAGGAGATACAGAACTATATAAAATATTTCAAAATGCTGGTTATCAAGGTTCTGAAGATGACTTTTATGAAAATGTATTTCCTGATTTAGATCCAGGATCTCAGGCTGTATTGACACAAGCTGGGTCTAAGGATGGCAAAATAGTATTAGAGGGATTTGGATCAGATTACAGATCAGATCCTTTTGCAGCGTTTGCTGGAATTAGTCAGTTAACGGGAAGTGACTCAGACATATATGGAGGAACTACTGAGGATACCACTTCTGATCGAGACGAAGACGAAGATGATTCATTTAGACTCTTTGGTGATGACGATGATGATGATAGTTTCAGCCCCTTTAGTGGATATAAAAAGACTAGAGCTGGGCAGGACATATTAGATAGATATACGAAATCTTTCTCTAATTTCTTTTAATTTTTTAAATGGCCGATAAACGTAAAAAAGCAGCAAGTGTGGCAAAGATAGCTAAGGATAAATTAGCCTGTAATAAAGCTAAGAAAACTCCTAGTCATCCTACTAAGTCTCATGTTGTAAAAGCGTGTAAAGATGGTAAAGAAAAGATCATAAGATTTGGACAGCAAGGTGTAAAGGGAGCGGGTAAAAATCCTAAAACAGCAAAAGAAAAAGCTCGTAAGAAGTCTTACTACGCTAGACATAATGCACAAGACGCAAAACCAGATATATTCTCAGCTAGATATTGGTCTCATAAGGTGAAATGGTAAATAAAATTGTGTATGATTAATAGTAGGAAGTAATTACTATTATGCACGGTTTTTCTAAAGCCATTGACATTATTTGTAGATACGAAGGATATAAAGAAAAAGCGGCTGCGGACCCAGTCACTGGAGGACATCCATACACTTTTGGTTATGGAAGTCAGTTCTATCCAGACGGTTCTCCGGTAAAAGAAGGACATTGTGTAACGAAACAGAAAGCTTTAGAGTTTTTAAACAATGAAATATATGTTATTGATTCTGAGTTAGATAAATTACACCTAGATATAGATAGTTCAATGCGAGAAGCATTGATCTCTTTTATACATTCGATAGGCTGGGAAGCTTTTCTATATAGTAGTGTGATTGATTATGTTGATGCTTCTAAATATCATGCAGCTGTGGATGAAATGAATCGTTGGATATTTGATGCTAATCACAAAGCGTTAGGACCTTTATTGCATAGAAGACAGGAAGAAACTAACCTCTTCTTATCAGAGCTGGATACTAACGTAGCCTCTTTACCTAATATTCTTTTAACTGCTGTTAAAGAGTACTCCGGACATCCTAATCAGATACAAGCTTTAGTGAATTTAGAGAAAAGAATGAACCCTTATATTCTTACTGAATTTATGAATACTTTTGCTGTTGAGGTCAAAAATGTAGACATTCCTGTAGAAAACGACACATATTACGAACTTACCTATGGTGATTTTGATAGATAGTCGTAGAATAAGGTTAGAAAATAGTAACAACTAATGGAAAATTCAGTTGAGCCAAAAGCATTTCAACTTCCGTTAGAGCTACAGTTTTCCATGCGGAAAGCTGAGATGAGAGCCACCGAGATGACCTGGGATCAGCTTTACCTAGCTTTGTTAAGCCTATATCACCAGCGTTTAATGGAATGGCATGCTCTGAAGTCTCTTATGGCAGAAGAAAATGTTGATATTGATTTCGATGTTCCAACGGATATCGAGTTATTAGATTTACTGTCTAAAACTAAAGAGTTTACAGATGGTGAAGATGATGAAGACGACGAACCTTTAGCTATTTAATCCTATTAGTCTAGATAAATACCACTTAGCTTTCTTTAAGGATTCTACCCCTCCTTTCTGACGTTCACGCCACATATATTTAGCTACGTTACCTTTCAGATAACCACGGAACTCTTCTGGTGTCAGTTGAGCTTCTATCGCATCTATACACTCTACAGAACTTGCTGCGTAGTGGATTGGTTTCTCTACTGGATCGAAGAAGTGTAGATTGTGATCCACTGCTGTGGCAGTAGGCATCGGACAAAAGCCGTCAGTACATTCTTCCATTGGTTTATTTACTTCCCTGTTGTCGAATTCGGAGAGCCTAAGGCCATTAAAAGGGTTCTCGGTCTTACTGAAACTGCTGGATAACTCTCCATTCCCTCCTCCATCGATGGAATGTATCCTGTCAAACCCGGACGCTTTCCTTCCAGTTGTAAGTTTTTCCTCTCCATTCCTTCTTCGCATACTGCTAAACCTCGGTTATACATATCATACAGAGGAATATCATTTTTTTCATTATCTATTTCAGCACCAAAATCTTCTACAGATAAACCTCTGCACTTAACCTCGTCTTTGACGAAATCATTTAAAAAACCTGTTGCACCAAGCATGACTATATGAGATATGATTTCTTTCTCTTACAATGGTATCATGGCAAGATTCTACGATTCTACTTACGACCCTAGACAAGATTCAGGTACTTCTGGAGCAGAGGTATCTGATCTAAACCCTGAGCAGGGTTATGATGTAGACCTAAGACGTTTAGAGATGGATCAACGTGGAGATGTTGAAGATATAAATGACGATCAGAAAAGAGTAAGACGTTTCTTCAAGTCAGCTAAAGCTGCAGGAGCTTTTAGACAACGTTCTGGATTCGATGAACCATCTCTAGGAGGTCGTATACCAGTAGGTAAAGCAGATCTAGGTGGTACAGAACTACCAAGTCTCAGAGGACGTAACTTTCTT